CGGTGGTCGCCGTATCATTAGGTATCTGATTTCTTGATAGCGTTTTTAAAGGCCCCCGGAGCAATCTTCTCGGTAAAAAATCCAAGATTAAGGCTTTCCGTGTTGAAAACAGCCGAATACCCCTCAATCCTGGTCGGCTTACCGTCTTCTCGCACTACTCGGATCTCACCGACAGGGAAAATCCTGCGCTCCATTTCCGGTTGGGCATCTTTCTGCCCGGAACCCGGCCGCTCCTTGCGTCGCATATCGCCGCCGCATTCCGAACACTCAATATCCTTGCAATGCTCATCAGTCTCGACGGTATGGCCGCATTCGACACACTCACAGGTATATTTCTCGTCGGCATTGGTCTCTTTCTTCTCCCAGAGGTCATTGCAAACGGCATATCGCTGCGTTTCGTCGGGGTATTCGTCCTGCATCGCCTCATCGCCCATACAGCGGTCCAAAAAATCATCCTTGGACTCATCGTCCTTCGGTTTTGGTAGGGGCATTGATCACCTCTCGCTCTCCATCGGATTTCTCCGATTGTAGTGATCCAGCTTTAGCTGGACCCTCTCTTCAGGGCTGTATAATGGGGTATACCTTAATTCGACCAACAAAAAACCCCGCATCTGCGGGGTTATCTCTCGCTACCCGTCTCAAAACGGATTCCTTACGGGCAGTATGACCCCATAGCGAGTTTTTACGAGCTACGGGGGTACCTTTTGTTTTTATTTCTCTCCCTCTCCAGCTTCTTTCTATAAAAAGGAATCCTGCGTCAGCACTGGATTACCTCCACCCCTTCAATCCCCACACTCCTCGGATCAAACCCTCCCAAATCAAAAAAGCCAGCAATTATCTTTTCGGCCTCCTTCGGAGTCTCCCGTCTGGCCGAGATCCGAACATTAGGGCTGTAACGTTGTCTCTTCTCCAGCCTCCGCGGGGACGCCGCCTGGGTATTTCCATTCCCATTCCCCATCGGTGTATGAGGTATTACTATGAGCTTAACCATTTTAATCTCTCCTCATCTGTATAAAAGGGGATACCTTACAGATGAGGTGACCCCACATTTTCTTTTTTGAAAATGCGGGGGTTCCTTGATACTACTCCGCCATTATCGTACACACGCACCCTCCATGAAACGGAGGATGTTTACATGAATACCGCGAATGCAGCGGGACCTCCGCCCCCTCAGGCTGGAAATCCTGATCCTGGTCAAGGAAGGTCTCCTCTATTCCTATGACCTTTCCGTCGAGGCTGACACAATACGGACAGCTTTTACTCCCTGTATTGACCGCCCGAATCTTTGTCACCCCGCTGCGCCTGTATTGCTCATGGATAGAGGCATTGGCCTGGCGGATGATCTCATCATCGGCAATCTTGCCCGGGCGTTTTTCAGCCCATTCATCCATGCGTTGCGTGATCACATCCACGAGCTGATCGGCCTCGGTTTTTTCTATCAAGGCATTGATCTGCCCCACAGAACGGTCGCAGTGCCGTGTTATATAGACATCAACATACCCGGCCATGAATTCCCGCATCTCATCGGTTATCTCATCATCAATACCGAGCTCACCCGCCGTCAGAGCAAATATTGATTCCATGTATGAAGCAGTTACCCCGCCGATATTGCGCTCAATATGCCCCGGCATATCGGTATAGAACTCATCGAGCCATTGCTTAAAATCTCCTACCGTTCTCTCCCTAAGGAGCTTCTTTACCTGTCGCTTGACGGCAATACTCTCGCGGTTGACCGTCCTCTGGGACGCATCCAAAAAGAGCTTGTGGTATCTCTTGGCCAGTACCTGACGGCGTTTTATAATAGTGTTGTCTTTTGCTCTTATTTCACCGGTATTTATAGCGCCTTTTTCATCAATTTCACCTCCCTCATCATCATCTTTATCAGTTGTTTTATCGCCATTTAGGGGGGGTTCCTGCTTGCTTTGGATTTTCTCCTTTGCCAGAGAAAGCGGTATCATATTCATCTGCACGAAATATTCATCACCCCCTGGGATAGGATTTTCATTCTCAAGCTCTCTGATATCGTTCGGAGAGAGGGATCCCATCTGGAATCGCTTATTGTAAAATTCGCCCCGTTGCTGTGAATCCCCCCTGAGCAATCCCTGAACCAGATGCTCAATAAAATATCCCTGCTGCCGATCCTGGTCGCTCAAAACATTGTAATTGGCGCTTTGCTCAATACGCACCAGCCACGGCATAACGGTATCGGTAACGAATTCTATAGACTGATGCTCGATATTCGTAAAAGTCGCATGATCAAGGTGCATTACCTTATGCGGCTGCAGGCGCAGAATACGGCACAGATCCTCAAGCTGAAATTTGCGCGACTCTATAAACTGCGAATCATCATTCGGCAGTCCGATCGCCTGCCAGGTAACACCCTCCTCGAGGATGGCAATCCGGTGTTTATTCGAAAGACCACCATGAGCGGACGCCCAGGATTTCTCCATCCGTTTAATTGCATCATCATTAAGTGTTCCAACCCCCCCTGGATGCTGAAGCACTCCCCCTGGACGTTGATCATTGGAAAAAAACCGTGCGCCGTACTCCTGCAGGGCCATCCCCAGAGCAATGGCCTCGCGCATCTGTCTGATGATATTATATCCAGTGAGGCCGTTTCCTGAGAAACCGCGCAGATGCCAGATCTGATCACGGGAAAAGATCTTTTTTATGACCTCCCCGCGCGGCATCTGCTGTTCATAATAGTAATAAAGCTCATTATTCTGATCACTTCGGAAAACCGTCATCTTATCCGGCCTGAGAGGCCATAGGGCCTTAACCCGACCCGTTTGCTTCTTTTCTTTCTCAGCGTAGAAATTCCCCCACGTCAGCAAATGCCCCATCCCGCACTCGAAAAACTCCATCTTGGTCATCTCATGGTTTGGGCGGCCATGAAACAGATCGTAAAGGGGATGCTGTCGATCTCTATCCTTGCCGCGCTCATCACGGCGCTTATATAGATGCAGAGGCAACATGGCGATCGACTCGGAGATGATCTTCACACAGGCAAAGACCCCGACGAATTTCATCGCCTGATCTTCAGTGACCTGGATCCCCGCAGCCGTATTGCCGGCCACCAGCCAGTCGAGAAAGCTGTCAAGCTGACTCAGTGTTGCACCGGTACGCCGTTGTTCCATAACCTGTGCCAATATCGGCATCTATAAACCGTCCCTTCTGCGTCGGTTCGCTATAATAAGGGATTCCTTACGAACCGAGGCATCCCGTCGAGTCTTGTTTGACGAGACGGGACTGCCTTGTCAGTATTATTTACGCTTTGGCAAACCCCCAACCACGGCAATCGTAAACAGAATAACTCCGACCACGATAAACGTAAGCCGTGGATCATAACCCCATAGCCCAAATCCGATGCCAAATAGCCCGGCAAAGAAAAAAATATCCCGCATATCAGGCCTGAGCCACTGCGGAATTTTAATCCTCATCCTCAGTGTCCTCGGGAAGATCCTCATCCGAACCTCCTAGAATTCGAAATCCCCTGCTTTTATATACACTATCTCTCGTCTCATGCCGCAGGGCCCTATCCAGTGCCATAATTGTGGCTACGATGCCATCAATTCTCTCTCTACTCTTGGCCTTATCCGGCTTCTGATTCTCCGATGCATCCTGGGTAATTATGACATTCGATGCCTGCCAAGCCAGTACCGGATTGCCCCCATGGGTGATCTCATGCGCCAGGACCATCTTTTCCAGGGACTTGGTAGGGGCGGACATCGAAGCGTATCCCTGGCCAAACTGTACCACCGTCATTCCCTTATCCTGTAGCCACTGAATAATCTGGGTGGATCCCCATCGATCAAAGGCAATCTCTTGCAGATCGTAGGCCTGAGCATCCTTATCTATCTGATCGAGGATAAATTCGTAATCTATAATATTCCCCGGAGTGGCCGTGATGAATCCCTGTCGCACCCATACATCATACGGCACTCGGTCCTTCCGGACCCGCTCCTGCATATTCTCCTGCGGGATCCAGAATCTGGCCAGGACCTTATATAGATCTCCATCCGTCTCGGGTGGGAATACCAGAACGAGAGATGATGTATCGGTAGTGCTCGAAAGATCGAGCCCGCCGTAACATTTGCGCCCAAGGAGGCCTTCGGCATCAACCGCATCACTGCACAAAGCCCATTTATCAGGGAGAATCCAGCGCGTCTCGGCCGTGGTCCATATATCCATATGCTTTCTCAGGAAGGCATTTAGCGCCGTAGGACTCTCCCTGGCCCTCTCGGCCTTCCTCCTGAGATCATCGCGCTTTACCGAGATATCGAGGTTCGGATTGGCCTTGCCCCAGCATGCCTCATCCTGCCAGTCATCGACAAGCTCACCCTTTTCATCAACGTCTAGGGTATAGATGATGCCAAAAAAGGTATCATCCTGAATCAGCCCCTCAAGGATCTTCTTCGTGAAATCATGTAGCTCATAACAGATACCCTGTCGATCCACTCCAGAAGTGGTAATCCCCGAGATAAGGGGTTGCCGGCGGGCACCTGTCCCCGTATCCAGGGCATCGTACATATCCCTGTTTTTGTGGGCATGGACTTCATCAAGGATAGCCGCGTGGACATTGAGTCCGTCGGTGGAGTCCGCATCTTTGCCCAGGGGCTCATATTTCGATGCCGTGGCCTCGATGTGAAGATTATCTTTAAAAACGCCAATGCGCTTCCGCAACTGAGGAGAAGACTTGACCATCCTCGTAGCCTCAGAGTGCGTTATCCGCGCCTGGTCACGCTTGGTCGCCGCCGTATAGACCTCGGCCCCCGCCTCACCGTCTGCGAAAAAGAGATAAAGCCCCCGGGCGGACAGCCGCGTTGATTTGCCATTTTTGCGGGCTATTTCCTCATAGCTGGTCCTGAACCGCCTCGTGCCATCGGCCCGCTTCCAGCCAAATAGCATAGCCTCGATAAACTGCTCCCACGGTTCGAGGACAAATACCTGCCCCGCCCACTCACCCTTGGAATGCCTGAGGAACTGATAAAAATCTATAGCGTGCTGGGCAGCCTTCTCATCAAAAAAAAGACCCCGTTCGGGGCCTTCTTTAAGATCTCTTAGGTGCCGCTCAACCGCTAGCCGCACCCATCTACAGGTTACAACCCTCCCGCTCAATACATCATCGATATATTGAGCATAGAGGTAGGACAAAAATCAACCTGATATCATTTAAAAATAAGGAGGCCAAAAAAAATAGTCACAATTACAACCACCAACAAAAATCCAGGAATAGTAATCCACAAAGGAGGAAAAGAATCTCCCCTCAATTCTACGTTCTCAGGCGGGGGAGACGGGGTATCCCATTCCCTATCTAACTTCTCGTCATGTGACCTCACCATATAGTCACCCGCCTTTTACCCCGCATGAGGCCGTGTTTTTCGATATGTCGTTTTACGATATGGCCATCGGGAAGCCGAACAATCACCGTCCGGCCATTACGCTCCACAATTTCAACTACAGTACGCTTACCATGAACCCTCACCGAATATGGCGCATCCTCACCATGAAACATTATTTCTTACCTTTCATGAAATTATCGAACTCATCCTCCGTCTCAGGTATATCAGCCTTTATCCTGCTTCTGCTCGAAGGAGTCAACCCCAGCTCCGTAGCACATGCCTTATAATTCTTAAAAGCATCTTGAGCCAGATTTATATATGGATTCCTTACTGGCTGCCCCCATTTCGTCATTACGACCGGAGCTTTTGTAGCTAATTTCTGATATCTCTTCCAATCTGAAAAATACCTGCAATATGACTCAAAGACAGCATGATCAATCTTCGTCAGGATCCCGAGCTTTGCCAGGATCGGGGCCATCCTATCCCACTCAGCCCTAGCAGTATCATCAAGTCCTTTCGGTCGGCGGGGTTTACCGCCACCAGTACCATTCCCTCCTGGCTTCGGTTCCCTATCATTTAACTGTCTTTTCCCCGGATTTCCATGTAAGTGATGCACATTGGTCGGAAGTGGTTTTGTTCCTGGGGTAGTCATCGAAAAAGTGTAGTATTTTAAAATACATATCTATAAAACTATGATTGCTACAAGCAATAATTTATTGCACAAAATATAATAAAATTAAATATCATCAACCGCATACCCCCCCCTTATCGAACTTGCGGTCACACGCATTTCAC